GAACAGCGAGTAGTACGATCTATGTTGATATGGACAACACTATCGCTGGGATGAATATTAAACTTGCTCAGTTATATGGTGTTGATAATTTACTAGACGCTGATACCGATACAACTTCTATTGTACAACAAATAACAAATAACACACCTGGGTTCTTTGCAGGTTTATCTGTGCTGCCACAAGTATTTTTAGATAATGGCAAAGGTGTACTAGATTTAGTAGAATCAATACACGGCAGTTATACAATTTTAACTACTGATGTAGGTTCAACTGGTAATTCAGAAAAACAAACTTGGGTCAATTCTAATCTTTCATCTTTTTCACCAACAGGTAGTATTATATCTGCAACTGGTTTTGACAAAGGACCTTATGGTGGTGCAAATAAAATACTGATTGATGATAGTCCTACATATGTTTCTCAATTTAAAGCAGCAGGCGGTGCAGCATTCAGATATATCTATACTGAGTTAGTATCAGGTAGTTTGCCTGAAGGTATAAGTCTAGTCAATAATAGACTAGAAGGTACAGCACCAGTAGTATCGAGTGATACGACTTATACATTCACTATAAGATTACACAATTATAAGGGGTATTACGATAGAATATTAAAGTTATCTGTGATTGCCAATATAAATAGAAGTATGGCATATGCAAGATCAGGTACAGGTACTAGTTATGATAAGAATACTAAGGTATGGAGAGACTTGAATCTAAACTTTACTAAAAATCCTGTGACCAATGATGTAGTAAAGATTGAAGGTGTAAATGCTGTAAAAAGAAGTGTTAGAAACTTAATTAACACTAATCATTATGAGAGACCTTTTCACCCTGAATTAGGATCAGGTGTAAGAGAATTACTATTTGAAAATCATACACCTCTTACTGAAATATTTTTGGCAAGAAAAATTGAAGAAATATTAGTTGAGTACGAACCTAGAGTAAAACTCGTATCAGTTAATGTTAATGCACAACCAGATAATAATAGATATGGGGTAGTGGTAGAATTTTATGTTATTAATCACCCAGAACCAATTATAATAGACACATTCTTAGAAAGATTAAGATAAAATGGCAACAACAACTAGCACTACTGACACAAAAAAATTACAGGTTACTGAATTAGATTTTGACCAGATAAAAACTAATCTAAAACAATTTCTAAAAAATCAATCTGAATTTGCTGATTATGATTTTGAAGGTTCTGGTATGGCGGTTCTTCTTGATCTACTTGCATACAATACACACTATTTAGGTTTCAATGCAAATATGGCGGCAAACGAAGCATTTTTAGATAGTGCTGAATTAAGATCGAGTGTTGTTTCATTATCAAAGATGTTGGGATACACACCTTCATCAGCAGTATCACCTAAAGCAGTAATTAATTTAGTTCTTACTGACGCTACAGGTCCTTCGGTAACAATGCCTGCAGGTACGAAATTTACAACTACGGTTGATAATGACTCATACACTTATGTTACCAATTCAGATAACACTATTACACCCACAGATGGTGTTTATACTTTTTCTAATATAGATATTTACGAAGGTACTAGAGTCACTTTTGAATATACAGTTGATAGCACAAATGAAGAACAAAGATTTGTAATACCTAATAATAATGTTGACATAACAACTTTAGGTGTATTAGTTCAGAATTCAATTTCTGATACAACTAGTTTTACATATGCAAAAGCAAGTTCACAAATAGGTGTTACCGCAACAAGTAAAGTTTATTTTATACAAGAGATTGAAGATGGTAAATTTGAAATTTATTTTGGTGACGGTGTTACCGGTGTAAAACCTTCTAACGGTAATATAGTTAAGTTAACTTATATTGTAACCAATAAATCTGCTTCAAATACTGCTTCAACATTTACATTATCTGGCACAGTAGGAGGATTTGGTGGTACGGTTACAACTGTTTCTAATTCTTCTGGTGGTACAGACGCTGAAAATATTGCTTCAATTAAACTAAATGCACCTTTACAGTTTTCTGCTCAAGATAGGGCGGTTACTGCTGCTGATTATAAAACATTAGTAAAACAAATATATCCTGCCGCAAGTGCAATTCAAGTATGGGGTGGTGAAGATAATGCTGTACCTGCATATGGTAGAGTTTACATATCTATTAAAGCAAAAGATGGCACTACACTAACAAGTTCAGATAAATCAAGTATTCAAACACAACTAGAAGATTATGCTATTGCTTCAGTTAGACCTGTAATTACTGATCCTGAAACAACTTTTATTACCTTAAAAACTACATTTAAATATGATAGTAATTTAACGGTAGAGGATGCAACAACACTTGCCAGTAAAGTACAAACTACTATTTCAAAATATAGTGATGATAACTTAAATAACTTTGTAGGTGTGTTCAGACACTCTGAGTTAATATCATTAATTGATGATGTTGATTCATCTATTTTAAGTAATATTACAACTGTTAATATGTATCAAACATTTAAACCAGAAACATCTTCTAGTTCTTCTCAAGCATATACGATAGCGTTTAATAATGCAATCTATAATCCTCACACAGGACATCAATCATCAACTGGTGTAGTACAATCAACTGGATTTCAGTTAGATAGTAATACAGATAGAGAATATTTTTTCAATGATGATGGTTCTGGTAATATTAGACTTTATTATCTAGTATCTGGTGTTAAGACTTATGAAAATAATACTTGGGGAACTGTTAATTATGCAACGGGTGAAATTAAAATTGCTTCAGCAATCATATCTGCTGTATCAAATGTAGATGGTGCGACTTCAACTAAAATTAGGGTTACGGCAAAACCTAGTTCAAATGATGTTGCTCCTGTACGAGGTCAAATTTTAAGTATTGATATTTCTAATTCAACAGTTATCGGGCAAGTAGATACAATCGCTTCTGGTTCTGGTTCTTCTGGAGTAGGATACACTACAACAACTTCGTACTAAAATGGAAAACTATTTTACTTTAAAAGAAAAAATATCTTCACTAGTCGGACAACAATCACCTGAGTTTGTTCAATCTGAACATCCTGGTTTTACAGATTTTCTTAAATCATATTTTATCTTTATGGAATCTGCTGAAATGCAGGTCACAAATGTTTCTGAACAAGATGAAATATTATTAGAAACAGAAAACCCAGACATAAGTTTTAAAATATTAAATGAGGACGGCACAAGACCCTTATTAGAAAGTAATAGTTTTGCCTCTGCATTTACTTTAGGCGAAATTATAACAGGTTCATCTTCTGGTGCTCAAGCAACTATTTTAAGTCCTGATATTTCTAATTTAAAACTATTCATATCTGCAAACTCAAGATTTAAAACAGGTGAAACAATAACAGGAAGCACTTCAGGTGCAACTGCAACCGTTAGTAGATATAGAGGAAATCCTGTACAGAATATTCAACAGTTTTTAAATCTAGCAGACGCCGATAAAACACTATCTGATTTCTTATCTGATATGAGAAAGTCTTTTATGTCAGGTATAACAGAAAATTTACATACAGAGGTTGATAAAAGAAAAACAATAAAAAATATAAAAGGTTTATATAAAGCAAAAGGTACTGCAAAGGCAAATAAACTATTCTTTCAGATGTTATTCAATGAAACACCTGATATCTATTATCCTAATAGAGACTTATTAAAACCATCAATCGGTAAATTTTCAAGAAAAAGTATATTAAGAGTCACTCAAAACTCAGGTAATATATTAAATCTTACAGGCAAAACAATATCAATGGTTAGTGGGACTAATACTGCAAGTGCTTTAGTAGAGAATGTCACCTCTTTTGCTATTGGGACAACAGTTCTGTTTGAATTAGAATTAAATACAGAAACAATAACAGGAACATTTTTAGATGGTGCAACGATCACAGGTGTTGATAATACAGATGAAACATTGGTTGCAAAAGGTACTATCAAAACAATTTTAAATGATATAGCAATTACAAATGACGGACACTTATATACTACTTCTAGTTCTGTTACCATAAGTGGAGGTGGTGGATCTGGTGCAACCGCACTTATTGAAGAAGTTGGTTCTGGTGGTATTGAAGATATTATTGTTGTAGACGGAGGTTCAAACTATGCTGTTGGTGATACATTAACATTTAATTATACTAACTCTGATGGTGCAGGTGCTGAAGCGATTGTTGCTGTCGTAAACGGAGGTATCGCTGGTGAAACAGGAACATCAGCAGATCATATTATATTAGAAGATGGCACACAAGCAGGCGACCCTTATCAAGGAAATAAAATAGTTCAAGAAGCAGGAACATCAGCAACAAAAGATATTACTGATATAAGAGTCACTAGAAGTGGGCATGGTATGAATTCTTTACCTACAGCAACAGTTTCAAGTTCTACTGGTTCAAGTGCTGTTGTTAGAGCATACGGTAGTCAAATAGGTAGAATTAAAAAATTTCAAATTTTAGATCAAGGTATTAGTTTCTCAGGAACGCCTACGGTTGTATTAGAAGGTAATGCTGTTTACAATGCAAGCACAGGCACTATATCAGCAGATGAAACATTTACTGGTAGTGGTAGTACATCAGGTACTTTAAAGTCTATTGATACAACTACAAATAAAATTTCATTTACAACTGCTACCGGTGCTGTTGTTGCTGGACAAACTTTAACATTTTCTGGTTCAGGAACAGTAGTGATTGAAAAGGTAGATCAGGCAACTGCTACTGCTTCAACTGCAACAAAAGTATTAACAACAGGTGCATATACAACTCAAGATGGATTTCTTTCAGAGAAGGATAAAAGAATTCAAGATAGTGTTTACTATCAAGATTATTCTTATGTTGTAAAAATTGGTGAAAGTATTACAAAGTGGAGAGATTATATTAAGAAAGCAATACACCCATCAGGATTTAATGTATCCGGTCTTGTTAGAATTCAGACAAGAGTTAGTGGTGAAATTTCTGTGCCTGTTCAAGGTATCATAACTGGTATTGATGAGACACCAATATTCTCAACTTACAAATTCTTATTTTCAACTGTATTTGGTAGAAGAGCAGGAACAGATACAGATGGCACAACTTTAAGAGCAAACCCTAAAGTAGGTAATGACAATAGAGATACACACACTGCTAGCACTAGAGATGTTACCGTAAATAGAAAGGTAACTGTAAAACTATTCGGTGATTCTGAAGATTTAGGTTTCAAAATAAAAGGGCAACTTAGAAATCACGGGTTCGCATATGCAGGACCTAGAATGAAAAATGCATTTCAATTTGGGTTGTTCTCAGGACCATACATAAATGGTACTGGTGTTCCTGTATCTCAATGGGGTAATTATCATTTATCGGGAATGTTAGACAGCACATTAAATGGTACTGTATTAACACTAGGAGAATTAAACGATCCTACGAATAATAGTAGAAATCTAAAGACAAATATCGCATTCCCAAGTGAGTTTTCTAAAACAGTAGGGGATTTCTCTTCAACTACTAGGACTTTTGATAGCACTAATACAACTTTTGATGAGGACGATCTAACTTAATCGTATAAATAGTTCATATGGCAAAACAATCAATCAATTTAGGATCAAGTGCAAACGATGGAGGGGGGACTACTCTTCGTGCCGGCGGTGATATAGTAAATGATAACTTTGATGAGTTATATACTGCATTAGGTGACGGGTCAGCACTACAAATTTCAATATCAGGATCACCAAGTAATG